TCCTTCCTCCCTCTTGAAGAGGATCCAAAAAAGTACTAGTACCAGATTTATTAGAATATGCCCAGAATGATACATTATAAGTATACCCTGCTTGACATATTAACTGATTATATACAGTAGTATTACCTGTTCTGAAATAAATCCCTGCCTCAGCATATGTACCATTAGAGTCTATTCTAATCTCAGGTACCTCCGTATTTCCAGAATTTTGATATGTAATACTTACACCTTCTACTGTACGGTAAGCACTGTTATAATAAATTCCACCGGAATTTGGTAATAAGTTACCAGTAATATTCCCAAGTGAATATAGAGAACAATTTGTAAATCTTACTTTATTACCTGTGGTTTGTCCAGCTCTTCCAGCATAAATTAAGAGAGTTCCTTTAGTAGCTCCAGTGATGGTTAAAATGAGATTACTAGTAGATCCATCAGTGCCTACCTCCCATGCTCTGCCAGCAGTACCTGATAAATAATCATACTCTCTAATAGTAAATCCTTGTGATGCCCCTTCTAAGTAAGTTACACTTCCAATAACAACTTGGTAATTTTGTCCTATTTGAAGTCCTCCAAATATAGGTCTATTATCCCAATCATCTGGGCTAGGTCCGATGTCTAATAATGAAACATATCTTATCTGGTCGGCACCACAACCATTAAGCCCATAAGCTTCTTTTAAGGTAATAGCCATTTCTTTAAAGCTTGTTTGAGCCTACTCCATATACCTATTTTTTCTTTAAAGCTTGTTTGAGCTAATTGGTCTTGTAGCTCCTGTATTTTCTGATATAAGCCTTGTATCTGTAAATGAAGTAAAGCTGTATTATTTACTCCTTTTATTCCTCTATCATTAGTGTATACTAATTCTGGGAATACCTCTTCTAAATCTTGAGCTACAGGTCCATACCCTTTTACTCCACTTTTCTTATATATAAAAGATCTATTAAGATTAATAGAATCTACAGCCTTTTCAATAACAGATTCATCTATTTTTTTAATAGATCTCTTAAGTCTTTTATCTGAAGTACCAAAGTTAGTTGCTGTATATATATTCTCTTCTACAAGTGAAGTGGCAGCTCCAATAAACTTATCAGCAGTAATACTAATATCTGAAGCATTAGACGTAATCTTCATTGCTTTTCTCCCTTGTATGCCCAATAATGCCACAGTATTAGATTCCTGCTGTAACCTCCATATACTTTCTCCAGATCCTAATCTGAATATGAAAACAGTTGAAGCATCTTCATTATTAATAATACCTGTTGTATTATAGGTAAATGAAGATTTTTGACCAAACATTGGAGCGTATGTAAATACCTTATATCCTGGTATTTCTTGAGTTGTGCTAGTTGTTACATAGCCAGATAAAGTTGCTGGAGCAATATAATCTATTCCAGCTTGGAAATTTAAGCTATGATAAACTACTCCATCTTGAGATACTGTACTATCAGGTCTGAACAATAATGATTTAACTGCTCCTGATAACGTACTAGTAAATAATAAACTATCATAAGCTGAATCACCTACATGTCTAAATAGTATTTGAGGATAACTTGCGTCTCTAACAATTAATTGACCTGTAGATGTAATAATTCCAGTTGTTGATAAATTTCCTGTTAGAGAACCACCAGTTAAAGGTAAATAACTGTGTGTATGACTAGTGATATTACCTGTTAGAACTGCTTCAACAGATTCTTTAGTTAAATTGAAGGATCCTCCTAAAGGATCCCAAGTAATATTACCATCATTTATAGCCCCAGCAGCTACATTAGTTCCTGCTGGATAATGGTTACCACCTAAATCAAATTCTGTTGCAATATTGTAAACATCTCCTACTTTAACACCAGTGGTAGGTAAGTCTGCAAAAGAATTTACTGAACCTGCGTAAGTTAATACACTAGAGATTAAATTATCAATCTCTGCCTTAGTATATAGTCCAGCTTTAGTATAGAACCCAACCTTCTGTAAGGCAGTCTTAATAGAATCAGTACTAGTAATATCTTTAGCTGAAGTTTCAGCTGTATAATCAGTTAATATTGAGTTAATAACTGAAGATGGTTCTACATAATCTATTCCTGGTTTAAAATAAATCGACGATAATATGTATCCAAACTGACTTCCCGAAGTATGTTGTAACCTACTTTCACCATTATCATTGAAAGCAATAATTGAAGTAGAGTCCCCACCAAGTTGAATTCCTCTATAAGATGTTTCAGAATTAAAGGCAGTACTTAATATACTAACTCCATCAGAATAGGCCAATATAGTATCCAAAGAATCTCCAGAATTATGTATCAGTATAGGACCTGCCATTAGTCCACCTGTTAATGGAAGATACTTAGCTGTTTCAGTTGTTACAAAAGCTGGAGTAGCATAATCTGTATCAGCTATGAATGTACCTTCATCATATATCTTGTATTTGGTGTAACCTGTTTCTCTTCTTAGGAAATTCTGAGATCTAATAATAGTTAGTTTAGATGCATCACCTAAATTTAAAGTTCCAGTATAAGAAGCTATGTTATAATAACTAGCTTTATTAGCATCGAATACGGATAGCTTAGAAGAATCTGAATTAGTAGTATAAGATAAATTCAAATCTCCAGTCAGGGTTCCACCACTCAGAGGTAAATAATCTTTAATAATTTCCTCTAAAGCTATCAGATCTTTCCAATCTGCCTCATTATCATACTTCCACTGTAGATAAGATCCATTACTTCTAAGTTGTACTTCTGCTCCTGGAGGTCCCTTTATATATCCAGTATCAATAGTAGTAGCAGCAATATCATCTAATGTTAAAATAAGATTTCCATCCTCATTAACTATCGCAGAAGCAATGCCTATTCCTTGAGTACCGGGTAATAATACCCAATCATTTGAGTTGAGATCAAACCTTCTTACTCCAGAATCTCTAGCTGTAGTGGTTTGAAACCATATCATAGATTTATCTGAAGGAGCTTCAGCACCTATATAAACGTGCTCATCTCCATCCCTACCTTTGGTACCAGGAATATAAACCCAACTACCATTAGTTGTTTTTACTTTTAATGACATATTTATTTAAATATAAAATGTATCTAAGTTGTTTCACTATATACTCCAATACCCTCTAATATTCTAATTTGATAGGTTTTATTTTTTTGAGGAGTAAAAGATTCACTATTAGCCCACTTAATTTCTGGAGTAAAAGTTACTACAGGAGTTAAATCTCCAGTACTAAATTGTAATAGATATTCATTAACAATTCCAGTTTGAGCAGGTGGTACTAAAGTAATATATAGAGTAGTTATAGGAGTTTCCCATACATAAAATCTATTAGTCTCTAAAGAAGGCTTATTGGTAGTCATTGCTATCCTTTTAGTATGGGTAGTGACTTGATTAGCTTTAATAACTAGCTCATTAATAGCATTGATAATAGTTTTAGCCTCAGTTAATAACGCTTGATATTGAGCATTTTCGAGTAGAGGTATCTCTGTTCCATCAATGTCTGACATATCTACCCATACTTCTTTATACTCTTCTGTTGGCTCAACAACTCCAACTGAAACTATATTATGTTCTAATCCTAAAGATTCAGTAGTATTCTCATTCTGAATTATATTACCATTAAGCTTAGGTTTATTAGAAACATCATTAGTATAATCTGCAGTTTCTTTATAAGCTAAAGCCTTTAATTTAGACTTGTCTTCTTTAGTAGCTAACTGATTGTCTGTGTAGGTTTTAGATACATAGTCTTTGACAGCAACTGAAATAATATTATCGCTACTAATATTGATATTAGTAGAATCAGTATTAACTCCAGTATAAATATTAACCAAAGCTTCTGCAGGAATTCTTATCTCTGACTCATCCCACATCACCAAAACAATCTCCTCGGTGGCAGCATCGTAATAACCTTCCTTAATAATTTGCTCTATAGGTTGGTCTATTACCATAATAGTACCATCACTTTTGGTGAATTTCCATACTCCACTAGATGAATCATAACTTACATCTGTTATAGAATCTTCAACTTCAGTCTTTTTAGCATAGTTGATCTTAATATTAAGACCATCTTCATCTCCAATAGCTTTATCTGCTGTATCTACATGTAATTCAGACTCTACTTTATTATTTAATTTATCTGAATTATTAGCTGTTTCTAATACCTTGCCATTCTCATCTAAATGAGCATAGCTACCTATCGGTTGTTTACTATTAAGCTCCTGTCTGAGACCAGTTATAGCTTCTATAGGATGGCAGTCAACAGAATTAGTATCTAATAGATCTTTATGTAATCCAGAAAAAGCTACTTGAGTTAATTCTTCTCTATTAACTTTATCTGGAATTGTTCTTACTAGATTTTTATCATGATCTGTATAATCATTAGTAGATAATCCCTTTCCTGGAATCTTGTCTACTTTATTACTTACTTGGGCTAAATCTCTATAAAATTCCTCTTTAGTTTTGGTATATCCACCAAGCTTAGCAAGCTCATAAGCTGAATCTCCTTGAGGTCCTTTACATTCAGTTTCCTTATAGGTCCAGTACTTTGAGTCTTTTTCCTTATATAGAATAACAATAGAAGTATTACTAGTAATAGTAATTGGTTTGCCATTCTCTTGAATAAAGTTGGTATATTCTCCTGCGCCTGAACCAATATAAGCTATATAATCATTAGTAGTTACTGGATAAAAATCTGGTCCTGGTTCTGCTATACCTCTAATATCTTCAAATAGTACATAGCCAGGAGTAACATTTTCCCATCTACTTAATGATTTATAAACATTATAGTATAATAGAGAATATCTCTTAGTGGGTCCACCTGACTGTTTTAGCCATAAGATATTCTTTGAAGAGGCTGGGGGAGCTTCTGGACTAACCCAAATACTCCCCAAACCTTTTATATACTCGTACATATTGAATCAATTAATTATCAGATGATCCATTATCTGCCAAGATACCAGCCGTCTGTAACTTAGTTAATAGATTATTATAAGCTGCTACAACTTGCTCCAAAGTAGCATCTGCAGCTAGACTTGTAGGGGTTGTAACAAGAGTAAATGTACTAATAGCTATATTCCCTGATCCTAATAGAGATGCATTATTAATTGTTTTAATATTAGTTCCAGATACTAATTTATTTTGTTTAGTATCCATCTCTTCATCCAAGGAATCCAGCTTATCTCCTTGCTCATCTGTTAGAGTTTTAAGCTCCTGAATGTAAGTGGAGTTTATTGCTACTTCTCCACTTAAATCTTCTAAATTAGAAGATAAGTTATCCAAAGAATTCTGAATAGTTACACTCGGGTCTTTAGTAGGGATAGAAGTAGCATTATCTGGGGCCGAGGCTTCAGATACCAGATTCTGAATCATTTCATCCTCGGTACCATTAAATCCTGCTTCAGAAATTCTTTGATATAGATTATTAACTACTAAATCTTTATACCCATCAGGAGTAAAGACATAGACATATCCTGCAGCAGTTTTAGAGGATGGTGTCATCCATATGTCATCTGTCCTTACATATATAGGACGTGCCTTTTGACAATAAAATTTAATCATACTTATTTAGTATTTGTTGAAGTTTTCTGTTTACTTTTGATACTTAACTCTTTCTCTTTAAGTCTAGTATCAGATTTTAACTTCTCCCGTTCAAGCTCCATTTGTATATTAAATTGTCTAATCTTTTCTAATAGTTCCTCTTTTTTAAGATTAGACTCTGACTCATCTGTTTCAAGTTCAGTATCTTCGTGGGCAATTTGGGCCACTAGAATTTTAGTCTCATTATCTCTTTGATTCATTTGATCCTGTAGCTGAAGTTCTGCTAATTTAGTCTGAGCCTGTTGCTCTGCTATAGCTTGTTGAGACTCTAATTGTTGTTGCTGTGCCTGGGCTTGTCTCTCCTGAATATTCTTCTCATCTTTTTCTATAATTCTTTGAATCTCTGACAAAGAAGGAGAAGTAAATATTTTCATAATTGAGGAGAATGAGAGAGTTTGATTTTGAAGAGCTGCTTGAGCTAAAGTATCAAGTTTTTCAGTAAGTTGTTGGGTCTCTGGACTACTATCAACCATTATCCCATAGTCACAATCAGCAAACTCATCCCCATCAATCTCCATAATCTTCATTGCTCCATCATTAAGTATATATTGGAACTTTTTGGAGCCCCCTCTAATAGCCATTTTAGCTGTTTCTAATAGACACTCAAGGGCTCTTCTTTTTATATCATCATGGACAGTAAATAACCACTCGGTTATATGAGATGATTGCAATGTAGCTCTTTCAACTCCACCAACAGTTTCTCTTGCACTAATTTGTCCCTCTCGTTGCTTAGATATACCAGCAACCTCGGACATTTCCATCTTTATAAACTCAAGAAGATTTAGATGCTGTTGAATGTAATTACCAGTTTCAGCATCAATAACCCCAGTATTTTGGTTACCCATCATTCCTGCTAATTTACCCTTAGCAGGTCCTATAGATCCCTCCTTGAATCCATCTTGTACAGCTATATGATTAACTTTAGCAAAATGTACCCACTTGGTAACATCCCATCCTTTAGGAACTAAAGCTAAATCAAGTCTTAGAATCTTTCCCCAATTAGCTGCAATTGCCTTATTTAATCTATCATGAATTACATCATATAGATATGAATAAGGCTTCATCATATCTACTAGAGAGAATGGTTTTGAATCATTAAGATTATATACTCCACCTACAATACCAAAATGGCATCTTGATGGATTAGATAGTCTATTATACTGTACTAATCTAGGCCTCATGTTCAAATAAATATCCTTACCTATTTTAGTACCTTCCCAAGCCTCATCAATCCACAGTATCTTTTCTTCCTCTCCTAAGTCCTTATTTATGATATAAGTCTCAGGATAAAAGTTATACTCTTCTTCACCAGTCTCAGGATCATAAGATTTAACCTCTTTAATTTTTCTCTTACTCTTCCAATACATCCTAAGAACTCTGATATTACCATTATTATCAAAGTAATTAGTAGTAGCATTTACTCCAGTATTGCCAAAAAATACAAAGTTATCTATAACTGTACCTTCCCCATATTCATTACCAGTAACATCAGCAAAATTAACAAAGGAGTTTCTTTCATCATGATTTTGCATCTCATCAGTAGCATAACTTTGGGGCAAATTATCTATATACTCTATATCTTTAGGAGTCAACACGTCATAAAAGGTCTCTATAATTTTTCCTGGGCTCCAGAAGTCTATAAGAATAATAATATCAGCATCTTCAATTCTACTGGAATATCCTTGTCTAAAGGCATGTACCTTCATAGGATTTAATCTCTCAAATGTGGGCTCTCCACCAACGATATCACACTGATATTCTTCTTCTCCTACAGCCATAGCATCTACAAATCCAGCATTGAATTTAGTAGATACTGCCAGTTCTTTTATGTAATGTTTGAGTAATAAATTAGCCCTCTGCTCTCTAATATCTTGCCACTCATAAGTGAAATAATAAGTAAGCTTATCTATTTCATTGTTAAAATCATCTTCAGACATGGAATTATTTGCAATTAATTCTTGTAGTCTAGCAAATAACTCTTGTTTCTTCGATTCTTCTATCTCTGATAGAGCATTAGGATTAGTAACAATGGCTCTAAAGTCAAATCTACGCTTAGCTTCTTCACCTCTAAGAACATTCAACTTAGAGTTCATTATAGGGTAATGTTGAATAGTCTCAGGAATATAATCTGCCTGTACTTGTTCAGGGTTGAGAACTATAGATAGATCCTGCATATCTAAGTATCCATTAAGAAGATTATAGTTAATCTTCTTCTTAATTAGAGACTTTCTCACAGTGCTATCATAGAAGTAAGTTCTTCTATCAGCCCAGTCTAGATGTAATTTTCTCCACTCTCTAGTTTTTTTGGAGAAAGGAAGCATCTCTCTGGGTAATTTA